ATACTGGTTTGCACCTTCTCTGATTATGTATAATAATACTGCTATTGTTATAAAAGAAGTAATTCCTACTATAATAGAATTCATGTGCAATAGCAACTTGTCCAGGTCAAAATCAAATATGTTCATAATATTAAAGTTTTATTTATTTAATTATATAATACAATTATAATAAATATAATTCTAGTATGCAACTTTATTTTACTCCGCATTGTTTCTTAAATCTTCTAACTGCAAAGTGTGCTTTTAATTGAGTACTGAACAAACCGACGTGGTACCTTATTCCACCGATATTTATTTGAGTAAACCATTTTTTAGATTTTTTATGCCATGTAACACAGCAGTATTTAGAACCCGTTTTGGTTTTATCAATTGATCTTGTAGTATTCTCCCTACTAGTTATCAATTGTAGATTTTCTAATCTATCATCAGTTTTGTTTTCATTTATATGATCTACTACTACTTTATGTTTATTTGGAGTATGTCCTAAAAAAGCCATTGCAACTAAAACGGATACTTTGATGGTTGTTCTGTTTCTTTTACCATTCATCCATAAGGTTATCTGCCTGTAGCCTTTACGGTTGATATAACCTTTCTTTAACTTAGGTTCATCTACTAAACCCCTACCATTACGATTCTTAAAACTCCTTACATTTCCTAGATTTGATACCTGATATAAATTTTCATAGCCAGGAATGTCTTTCCATATTTCATGTACTACTTCCATCGTTCTATTATTTTTATTGTACTATCTTTTGTATCAGAATACATTAAATCGATACCCAATAATGTTGCGAGATCATCTAATGACTCAGCCCATACTTCTTCTGGTATATTTTGGGTGTAAACTCTTGGTTGGCCACCCCTTTTTAACCATTTCTTAAGAAATATTATCTCCTTAGACTTGACCCCTCCAGCACCCGATTTTAATAGGGCCTCGATTATGTAAGTCTTATTCTTATAATACCTATTTTTATTTTTCATATCTTTAAACTAAAAAGCCTGAACAGAATTGCCCAGGCTTTTAATAACAGTTAGTAAATTACTAGTCTGTTTTCTTCTTAGATTTTTTATTAGAAGTTTTCTTTACAGTCTTCTTTACAGATTTCTTTACAGATTTCTTAGAAGAACTTTTACCTTCTTTCTTAGCTAATTTCTCAGCTCTTTTCTCAGAACGAGTTTTGTTACCTTTTTTCTTGTCGATTGCATCATCATGAGCAAGAGAAGCAACTTTGTAACCTTTAGTTAACTTCTTTAAAGCAGTAACAGCTTTTCTAGCTTGTTTTCCACCTTTCTTACTTCCGTCCATTGATTTGTAGTGAGCAATTTTAAATTCTTGTACCAAATCCTCGATAGCATCGAATTCCTTTTGTAATTCCTTTGACATAATTTCTGTCTTTAAATGATTAATATTAATGTTAAAATTCTTATGTAATATGTAATAGTAAATTCATGGTCTTGCAATTTAAAGAAAGCCAGGGAAATTACCCATATGGGTAAAGGTAACTCCCTGACACATAATTAAATAAATAATAAATAAAAATTTTTGATATTCGTTGTTTTTCTTAGCTTTTCCATATATAATAATATAAATAATTTGATAATGCAATTATAATATATTAAATTCTAGTATGCAAATTTATTTTTCTTAGTAGTTCAAAAACCTATTAAAGTATTCTAACATACAACTAAGTACAAATTCATTGTCTATACTCCTGTACTTCCTTGATGAATACATTGCTTTTGCCAATATATTAAACTCTTTTGGGAAATACTTATACATGCTCTCCGATACGGTTAGCTCTGGTTGGTAAGTATATAGGGGGTTTAACATTACCTCGGGGTGTATATTTTTCCTTTTCATTACCTCTCCATCCAACATAATATTATTACTTACTAAAACCTTACGTAATTCAGAAGCTCTCATCTTATTATTACCAACCTTTAGTTTTACTAATCTAGTAAGTTTCTTCCTATTTGCTGCTGTAAATTGTTTTCTACTAAGTAATAAGTTTTTATCAAACCATAATAACATAGATAAAACTTTAGCTTTCTGGGAATCAGTTAATTTTATATTAGGCTCTAATCCAGCAAGGTCATTAAATAAATTCTCCTGGGTAATTTCTGATATGAATTTGAATTTGATACCATAGTAAGGTGTATTAAAAGACATCTTCATTAGTTTAATCATTTTATCAGGTAACCTAGATGGATCACCATCGCACATATCTTTTATTTCTAATACATCTTCTTGGTTTAACATACCTTCAATACTATCAACCCGATGTATTTTATCTCTCAACCTTTTACTTTGGTAATTAGCATATACTAATTTACGTTTACGAGATAACATCTTACTCTTTAATTTACTCATTGTATTGTATTTTAATTATATTGCAATATTAAATAGTATTTTTCAAAATTGCAACTTTTTAAGAACTAAATATAATAAAGTGAAAAACAGCGTTTAACATACGTTTTTCTGCAACCCAAAAAGTAATAACATTCTTACTTTGCAAAGGTAACGGAATTCTTACCATTTTTAAAATGGGCGAACTGTAACAGCATGTATTTATATACGTTTACCATAAAAAACAGCTCGCCGAAGTGTTGGAGTTTCTACCATGAAGTCTACTAAAAAACCCCCACATTAGATTAATTTTTAAAAAAACAACGAATTACATTATTATAATATCATGAATGGGTATGTGTAACATACTCGTTCATCATACCGCAGGTATGTAATTTAATATAAACTATACCTTATACAATCTGATGGTATATGAAAAATCCATAACTATATTGAATAATGTAACGAGCAAGCTCGTACTCGTAGCAAGCTACTCGTGAGATTGTTTCTTAATTTACTTTTTACTCAGAGAAGAAGAAATCTAATAAATGTATATCATCTAAATTGGGAATCTCAATATTGAAGTCAGAACTAAATTTTAGATACCATAATTTATACAACTTCTTATTGTGTTCAGGAATATAAATATTAGATAGCAATAAATCTATATTGTATTCAGCCATAAATTTATTATCTGGTAATAAGTATTGCCTTCTAATAATAATACTTAAAACTAGTTTAATATATTTCCTCCTGATGCGGTAAGAATTAACTCTTTCTTCGGGGTATCTATTGAGTGGTAGTATGTTTATTATCTCAATAATATATGGTTCAAGGAATACATCGCCAAATAGTTCTAATAATATAAACCTTTGTTTTGGGTTTTTCAAGTAAAGTGGTATTTTCTTACTTGCATATTTATTTTGTATAAAATTTTTGAATGAGGTATAGAAGTGCCTTTGTAGAGATCTTATAAACACCCTAACATTATTATAATCAGAGAAGTAGATACCCATTTCGGAATTACCCCTTGATGCTAATGCTGCGTAGTATTTCATAGCTTTATAACCCATAAAGATTAATAGTATATTCTGGCAAGACCACTATTAATTTAATATGGTTAGAAAATTAAAAGTATTAGGTATATCAGCGGGGAATGGGGTTTCACTATACCCATTTGAGAAGGATCCAAACTATGAAGTAATTGGTAACATAGAGGGTCGTTCTAAATTCTTTGTTGATAGAGTTAAGACTGCTCAATGGGACTTAAACTTTAAATCCAATATGTATACAACATTTAAACCTAAATTCTCAAGATTTAAGCCGGATATAATAATAGGCAATCCAAATTGTGGAGCTTCATCTGTACTTGCATTATCAAGGGCTAAAAAATACTCTGACCCAAGGGATGATGAATCTGTTAATGCTTTTTTAAAGAAAACTAAACAATATGAACCAAAGATATTCATAATGGAGAATCTACCTAAATTCTTAGATATAGTAGATTATGAATATCTAACTGAGTATTTTGATAAATATAATTTAGAGTTCATAGTTGATTCAGTATCTATATTCGGTAATTCTCAAAAAACCCGTAAAAGATTAGTACTGGTAGGAGTATTAAAAACAATTAAGTTGGTAAATTCTATTAGTGGTGTATTATACTCTCTAGAATTAGATAATACCATACTAAATTTTAAAGAATTGTTTGAACATAATACTATCAATTATAAAGATGGTTACCACATGGATTTCCATGAACACCTATCAACTGAAATTGCTATACATGGTGGGCGTAAGATGTCATTAGAAGATATACAAAAAGAATGGGTATCTAATAGGGTAGATGATAGAAGGTGGTTAACACCTGAATATAACTTCTCTACTGCACCTGGAGTTTGGAGAGTAATGTTAGAAGATTACCCACCAACAGTAAGAGCAACTACTAGACAATTTTCTCCTGCAGGTTTTCCACTGAGTCCAAGGTCATTAGCAATAATACAGGGAGTACCAGATGATTTCAAGCTATATTCTGGTACACAACACAATATTGGGTATTATATAAATAAAGCAAGAGTAACAGTAACTAAGACTCCACCGTATGACATTAGTTATGTATTAAAAGAAATAATAGAAGAGGTATGGGAAGAAACACAAAGAAAATAGAACCATTTGATTTATCTCCTAAACAAGTAGAAGAATTGGCTAAAGTAGTAAGAAGCCCTTTCTTCTTCAGTTTGTTTATATACGTGGTGAATCCAATACTGGGTAGAGTACAATTTAGACTGTACCCATATCAAATAGCAGTATTAAGGGAGTTTGTAAGAAACCAATTTAATATAGTACTAAAAGGTAGGCAGATGGGTTTAACAGAGCTAATAGCTATGTATTCATTATGGCTTGCAATGTATCACCCAAATAAGAACGTACAAATTATATCACTGAAAGATAAGGTTGCTAAACGTTTAATGAGGAGAATTAAATATATGTATAGGAATCTCCCAGCACATCTTCAGGTACCAGTAATAAATGGTAGGAGTGGAGAATATGGTACTGCCCAGGAAATGGAATTCTCTAATGGTTCAACCATAATGAGTATACCTACTACAGAAGATGCAGGTCGTTCTGAGGCTGTAACACTCTTAATATTAGATGAGGCTGCTATGCTTAGGTTTGCTGATGAAATTTGGGCAGCTGCATTACCAACACTATCAACGGGGGGATCTGCTATTATGAATAGCTGCATAACTGGGGACACTGAAATAGTAGGTAGGTCTCATAATTTTAGGGTTGGGGATGTTGCCCCAAAAGAGTTTGGTATAAAAGATATAAGTCACCTTGGACTGGAAGTATTATCACACACGGGACACTGGAGGAAAGTACTAGGTGCTGTAAACAAAGGAGAACTTGAAACATGGGAGGTAGAAGATAACGATGGCAATATACTAAAATGTACACCAGCACATAGGCTATACACTACAAGAGGTTGGAGAACAGTAAGAGCTATAATTAAGGGTGGTTTAAACATCATAAAATATGACCCTGGTATTTCAGAGGTACTAGAGCCACCAACTACTAAGCCACCAGCTGAAGAGAAGATGGTACGGGTCAAGGGTTTCCCAAAATATATGGTTTCAAACATGGGACATGTCTACTATAATAAATCTGGAACATGGGTACGCAAAAAGCTAATGACTAACCCTGAGGGCTATTATAGAGTTAGCCTACACCACAATATGAAGAAAAAGAAGTATACGCTTTCTAAACTGGTAGCTGAACATTTCATTGGGCACGTACCAGAAAGCTACGTAGTTGATCACATAGACTGTGATATTAAGAATAACCATGTTAACAATCTACAAATAATTACCAGGAAAGAGAATGCCACAAGGGCAGTAAAATATTCAAGGGGCTTGGCTCTAGGTAATAAGACGGGTGCGGGATTTGCCAATATAGAATTGACTGCAATGATAAGGGAATTATACGAAGATGGTTATAATAATACTAATATCGTAAAAATCATTGAAGAAGAGTTTGGGTTATCCAAAACATCAGCCAAGGTCACAGTACATAGAGTAATATATAAAGGTAGAACATCTACAGTACAGATATCCAAATTAAAATTAAACAGAAAATTCATAGATACCATATATGACATTTCTGTTGAAGAAGATGAGTCCTATGTAACTAATAATACGTTTATCAATCATAACACCCCCTACGGGATAGGCAATCTATACCATAAAACATGGGTAAATGCAATGGCTGGTAGGTCTAACGGATTTATGCCTATTAGATTACATTGGAATATGCACCCGGACAGGGGCGTTGAATGGTATCGTAAAATGGCTCAAGCACTAGGACCAAGAAGAACTGCACAGGAAATTGATGGTGACTTCCTATCTTCGGGATTCAACGTATTTGACCTTACAGAAATAAAAGTTATAGAAGAAATGTTATCAGAAGTTAAAATATTAAAAACTAGATTTAATAGTAAACTAAGGATAATTAAATTACCAAGAAAAGATAGGAGATATACTATCGGAGCAGATATTGCATCTGGTAGGGCTAGTGACTATTCTGCATTCTCAATCATGGACCAATATGGGAATGAAGTTGCATACTTTAAAGGTAGGCTACCAGTAGATAGGTTTGCTGACCTACTAATGGAATATGGTAAAATATATAACATGGCACTATTAGCACCAGAAGCTAACGATATAGGTATGGCTGTTGTATCTAAAATACAAGAGTCTGGGTACCAGAACTTATACTATACTGAAGATATATTAAAAGAGAAAGGTAAACGTAAGAAGAAGAAACTTTCTGTTCCCGGGTGGTTAACAACAAAAAAGAATAGACCAGTAATAATTGATGTTTTATCAGAAGATATAAGGAATGATGAGGTTGACATAGTAAACCCATTCTTTTGTGAAGAAGCATATACCTTTATTTATGACTCAGCTAACAGGCCAATAGCATTGGGTAAAGGTTCATCCTCTGAGGGTGAAGACACTTATACTGATGATAGTATAATGGCAACTGCTATAACCAATTATGTACGTAAGATCAATAAGATTAATATAATAACAGCTCCAGTTTAACACAAGACTAAAATCATACATAGTTATATAAAAAATAAATCAATATGAGTATTTTCGATAACATATTTAATAGGGGTAGCAAACGTAAACCTGAACCGGATATTATTAAAAAAGTAAAGGACGTTACAAAACTACCAAGGAGTAGACAGACTCAACCCGATATACCTGCATACGACCCAGTAATGGGTGATACTGTTAATGGTATGGTAGCTGATGAATACATTAGAGAGGTAATACCACATATCCGAAAGATATCTAAAATCACTCCGGATTTGAAACTAGCTCTAAAAGATGCAGTAGAATTAATCAACACATCTCACAAGATTTCATTTGGGGGTTCTGTAACTGCTGAGCAAGCTGATGAAATGAGGTTACATCTAAATGAAGTAACAAAACATTGGTTATTAGGTACTGCTGGAATAAATGGTATTATAGATAGATTAATACGCCAAATTAAAATAGGTGGGGCACTATCAATAGAAGTAATACCAAATAGAGAATTAACTGGGGTACATGGTATTGCAATAGTAGACCCAGAATTTATCTATTTCAGGTATAATAAATCTCTCCAGAAGTATGAACCATATCAATTGATAAGGTATGCGTACAACCATGGAGACATAAGAAAAGCTTTCAAGAAATTAAATCAAAATACGTATCTATATATAGGGGTTGGTTCTGACATAGAATTACCAACTGGAGAACCAGAATTTATGGCAGCTCTAAATTCTATAACTACCCAGAAGACTATGACTGATAATATTAACTTTGTAGTTTCACAGGTTGGTTTAATGGGGTTCTTCGAAGCACTATTGGATAAACCAGATCAAAGGGCAGATGAAAATGAAGCTGCATACAAAGCAAGACTAGAATCTTTATTAACAGAAACTAAAACTGCTCTTGGAGATTCTATGAGGGATGGTATAACAGTTGGTTATAAAGATGACCATGAATTTAACTTCCACTCAACTACAAAAGATATAAGAGGTTTAGCAGAAATCTTTAATCAGAATGAAATACAAGTTGCTAATGGTATTGGTACTGCACCTTTATTCTTGGGAGTAGATAGTAAATCAGATACTGGTACAAATATATTATTCACTAAGTTAGTATCTCAATTAAATTCAACACATGATATTCTAGCCAGAGCATTAGAGTTTATGTATTCACTTGAATTAAGATTAGCTGGGTACTCTTTTGACAGTATCATAATAGAATTTGATATGAGTACAGTAGCTGACACACTTAAAAAGGAACAAGCTAATGAATATAAAATTAGAAATTTACATCAACTATATGCTGATGGTATTATAAGCTTAGAAACTTATGCGCATAGAATGGGAGAAGGTTCACCAGACCAAAAAGAACCAAGGTTACCATTAGAATCTGTTAGTGAAGGAGGTTTAGATACCACACAGACCCCAAAAGATAGGGCTGATACAAAAACCAAGAAAACTGATGCCCAGAAGAAAACTGATGATAAACGTAAAACTGGTACACCAAAAGACAATACAAAGAATAAATAATTAAATCTTATATACAATGGAAGATAATATTTTAACTCTGTCCATAGGATTCGGCCACTCTCTTATCCTGGGACATACTCCTGATAAGGTATTCGAACTTATACAGGAAAAGACCATGAAGGATGTAAAATGTCCTGATGGCAAATGTTCTACGGGTAAATTTGGGCTATTCGATAGTTCAACACCCAATTATGCAACTTTCTATCCAGGAGTAAAGCCAGAAGACTTTAAACCGAAGGATGAGGACTTTATAACTCCTACCTTCAGATTGTTAAGTGCAGTTACTGTACATAGGAATTACTCTCCTGTATACTTTCCAGATGAATTGCTAAAAAACAGTATGAACCTATTAGTTGGTCAGACAGTAAACATTGATCATGAAACTGCTATTGGTAATGCAATAGGTACAGTAGAATCTGTTGAGTGGCAGGAATCATATAAGGATAAGTCTGGTGTAATAGTACCTGCAGGAATAAACGGTAAATTAAAGATTGATGCTAAGTCAAATCCACGTATTGCCAGGGGTATATTAATGGATCCGCCATCTATCCATAGTAATTCAGTAACAATAAGTTTCGCTTGGGAAAAATCTCATCCAGAAATGGAGGATAATGAATTCTGGAGTAAATTGGGTACTTATGATAAAGATGGCCAACTTATACAGAGGGTAGCTACTAAAGTACAAGCTTACCATGAAACAAGTTTAGTTTCACATGGTGCAGACCCATTTGCTCAGGTAGTAAAGGGTAAGAAAATTAACAATCCAACCTATGCTGGGATAAAGGATGACCAGCTATCTTTCTCTTATTACAGTTATAAGACTGATAATTTGAAAGAAGGCTCGAGACTAGAATTAAATCTAACTAAAGATAATAATCAAAATCAAAGTCAAATTAAAATGGAACAATTTTTTGAATTAGTGCAAAAGGCTTTCAACCTGGAAGCTGCACCTACTAAAGAGAATTTCACTGAGATCGTAGAAGGTTTGGGGGCAACCCAAACTGACAACGCTACTAAGTTAACTTCTCTAAAGGCTGACTTAGATAAATTTAATGCTAAATTCTCTGGAATTGAGTTAACCGAAGATGGTAAACTTAAGGAAGGTGATATAGCTAAATTTGTTGATGTCGACCCTGAATTAAGTTCGTTCGCAGAAATTGGAAAAGCCTCATTAGCAGCTGATAAAAAAGAAGCTATTAGACTTTACGAATTAACTGCTGGCGATGATAAGCAGGAAGCTATTATTGAAACAATCAATAATGCAGACAGCAAAGCTACTACAGCATTCCTTAAGCAATATAAGGAACTAGCTGATAAGGATTTCCCAATGGTATGTTCATCTTGCGGTTCAGATGAGGTTTCTAGAAGATCTACTCAAGCTGGCCAGGATTCATCTCAGGGTAAAAGTCAATTAGATCTTTCTGACCCACAAGATGCTTTAGCAGATTTCAAAGCTAAGCGTTTAAAGAAAAGCCAAGAGAAATAAAAATCGTATAACACTTTAAAAAATAGAAATTATGCCTTATTCATTAGGAGATAAGACTAGAGCAATAGTCTATAAAAAAGAAGCCCATAAACTACACGAAGCCTTTCCTGTAGCATCTGGCGAAACTATTCACGAAGGTGAATTAGTAATTTTAAATAGCAATGGGGAATTAGTTCCTGCCGCAACTGGAAATCAGCTTGAGGTTATTGGATATTGCGTTGCAGGTCCAAAAGACTTTAATAAACCAGTTTCGGTTGTTGAGGAAATAACCGTTGCCATGAAAGGTTATGCAACTCTTCTTGCTTCTGCAAAAGAGAATGGCTTAACACCAGGAGCAGTTATGTATGCTGGCTGGGATGCCCCTAACAACAGACCGATGTTCTCTATGAACTCTGTTGATGAGACAAATATCGCAGGGTGGGCTCTATCCGGTGGCGATATGTACGACGAAATTAGAGTAGTATTAAAAGCTTAAAATTATTTAAAAATGGACACAAAAAAATTAAAAGCCAGTAAATTTAAGGGCAAGATTGAAAATATGGTTCAATTAGCAAATGCTATTAGAACTGACGATAATACGCCTTTAGATATTTCATTTGCTGAAATCGTAGAACAGCAATTGAACACAACAGTTCCGGAATTATTCGCAGATATGGGTATTAACCCAATGTTTGATACAATCCAGAACTTAGCTACTACTTCCGATATGGATGTACGTTGGATCATTCCAGAATTCATCCGTAATGCTATCAGATTAGGTTACCGTCAGGCACCAATCTGGCCAAACATTATTGCTGCTGAGGAGCAAATGAAAGGGCTTACTCAAGTAATGCCTCATATTAATATGAGTGATGCTGTTCCAGCAGTTGTAAACGAAGGTGAAACTATTCCATTGGGAGATGTTTCTTATGGCTCAAAGAAATTCAACGTATTTAAAGTTGGTAAAGGTATTCAGTTAACTTACGAGGTAACTAACTACTCTTCTTTAAATGTAGTTTCTTTATTCATGCAAGACTTCGGAGTTCAAATGGGTGTTGCTACCGATACATTAGCTATCGATACACTTATCAATGGTGAGCAATTAGATGGTTCTCAAGCTGCTCCTATTATTGGAGTTGAGACTTCCGGGTCTAAAACTTACAGAGACTTGTTAAAGATCTGGGTAAGATTAAGTCGAATGGGCCGCTCTGCTAACACTATCATTGGTGGTGAGGATGCTGCTTTAGAAACTCTTTACTTAGATGAGTTCCGTAAGAGAAACTGTGGTACTACAGATAGAAACTTACAATTAAAGAATATGATTGAGCCTAACAACATTGGCTATTATGTTCATGGTAACGTTCCTACAAACCACGAGATCTTACTAGATCCTAAGAAAGCTTTATTGAAATTTAATGCTCGACCATTAATGATTGAAGCTGATAAGATTGTATCTAATCAGACTCAAGCTTTCTATGCTACTACTACTCTGGGTTTTGCTAAGTTATTCCAGGATGCTTCTCTTATCTTAGATAAGTCAGTTGATTTTGCTACTCATGGATTCCCTGCTTACATGGATGTTGATGCTCACCAGAATATTGGATTCGAAGGTAAATAAAACCTATCCATAATTATATATTAGAGATAGCCGATATCCTTTTACGAGTCGGCTATCTTATTTTTACAACACTTTTAAAAAGATTTACAATGGCTAAGAAGACCGTTAAATATTTCAAGTTAGGTACTAGATCACATACATTCATTGATGTTCGTACCCATTTCCAATTGTCTAA